GAATAACAAACCAAGACTACTGTATCACTTTAAGCGAAGAGGCTATAGAGGATTTAGTATGAATAGACCAGATAAAGTTTGGAATAAACTTAGTGTTACTGAAAAAGAAATAGGTGGTATACCTAACTCTAGCGAGGATATAAAACAGGCTCACGCCGCGGCGATAGAGATGTACATTAACGATCACGTTGGGCATTTAGGCGATGGCGTTTACGGTACAACCTACTTTAACGAAACACTAAATGACTGGGCTAGATTTGATATAAATAAAAGAACAAAACACGATGCTTCGATAAGCTCAGGTTTAGCAATAATGGCATGCAATAGACATTTATACAAGCCAAGAGCAGACAGGCAGGTGAGCAAGGTCAACGTAAGCATGGCGAGATATAGTAACGACGGATATTCGTCTAAAATAATTAAAAATTAAATATGGCTGATTCAGTTGTAAAAAGTTATTTTCCAAGTCAAGTTGTTAGCGATATAGAAAAAGTATCGTACGACTACGGTATGAAAGTCGCTAAAGCTATAGAGCAAGAGTGGTTTAATGACGGTGGTGCTAACAGGTATTTAAACAATCAAAACAACTTTCACAAACTAAGATTATACGCTAGAGGCGAGCAGTCTATACAAAAGTATAAAGATGAGCTATCTATAAACGGTGATTTAAGCTACTTAAACCTAGACTGGAAGCCTGTACCTATTATACCTAAGTTTGTAGACATAGTGGTTAACGGTATTGCAGAAAGAACTTACGACATAAAAGCTTACTCTCAAGATCCTTTTGGCGTTCAACAGAGAACAGAATACATGCAGGCTATTATGGCTGACATGAATACAAAGGAAGTTGATGACTTTATAGAGCAAGCTTTTGGGGTGAACACGAGAAACTTCGACCCAGAGCAATTGCCAGGCTCTCCTGAAGAGCTACAACTTCACATGCAGCTTGATTACAAGCAAGCTATAGAGCTAGCTGAAGAACAGGCTTTAAACGTTTTAATGGAAGGCAATAGGTACGAGCTTACTAAAAAAAGATTTTATTACGATTTAACAGTGTTGGGTATTGGTGCTGTAAAAACTTGCTACAACACATCTGAAGGTATTACAATAGACTATGTTGATCCAGAAAACCTAGTATACTCTTATACTGACTCACCTTACTTTGACGACGTGTATTACGTTGGTGAAGTTAAGATGATACCTATTAATGAACTGGCTAAACAATTTCCGCATTTAACACAAGAGGATTTAAAAGAAATATCTGACTCAGCATCTGTTAGCGATGGTAGATACAACACTAGAACTTCTAACAGAAGCAAAGACCACGACAGGAATCAAGTTGCCGTGCTTTACTTCAACTACAAGACCTATATGAATGAGGTTTATAAAGTTAAAGAAACTGGATCTGGGTCTGAAAGAGCTATAGAAAAAGATGACACGTTTAATCCTCCTGAAGATATGGAGACAAACTTTAGTAAGGTTAGCAAGTCTGTAGAAGTATTGTACGAAGGTGCTAAGGTATTAGGTACAGAAAAGCTGCTTAAGTGGGAGCTGTCTAAAAATATGATGCGACCTAAAAGTGATTACACTAAGGTTAAGATGAATTACTCCATAGTAGCTCCTAGAATGTACAACGGTAGAATAGAATCTTTAGTTGGGCGTATTACAGGGTTTGCTGACATGATACAGCTAACACATTTGAAGTTGCAGCAAGTAATGTCGCGTATGATACCCGATGGTATTTACCTTGACGCTGATGGTTTAGCAGAGATAGATCTAGGCAACGGTACAAACTATAATCCACAAGAAGCTTTAAACATGTTCTTCCAAACGGGTTCTGTTATTGGTAGATCGATGACTGCTGATGGCGATATGAATCCAGGCCGTATTCCAATACAAGAAATATCTAGTGGTAGCGGCGGAGCTAAGATGCAAAGTTTAATAGGCACATACAACTATTATCTGCAGATGATACGTGACACGACCGGACTTAATGAAGCTAGAGATGGTAGTACGCCAGACAAGAACGCTTTGGTTGGTATACAAAAAATGGCAGCCGCTAATTCAAACACAGCAACAAGACATATACTACAAGCTGGTTTATTTTTAACGGCTGAGGTTGCTGAGCAGCTATCTTTAAGAGTTTCAGACGTCATAGAGTATTCACCTACTAAAGATGCATTTATTCAAGCTATAGGCGCTCATAACGTGGCTACACTTGAAGAGATGTCAGAGCTACATTTATACGACTTTGGTATATTTATAGAGCTTGCTCCGGATGACGAAGAAAAACAAATGCTTGAAAATAATATACAAGTGGCATTAGCTCAAAAAAATATAGATCTTGAAGACGCTATTGATTTAAGAGACATCAAGAATGTGAAGCTGGCTAATCAGTTATTAAAGATAAGAAGAAAAGAAAAAGAAAAGAAAGATAGACAGATACAGCAGCAAAACATACAGATGCAAAGCCAAGCTAACGCTCAAGCTGCTCAAGTAGCTGCTCAAACAGAGATACAAAAAGAACAAGTGCTTTCTCAGAGTAAAGCTCAGTTAGAACAAGTTAAATCTCAATTAGACCTGCAAAAGCTACAACAAGAGGCCGCTATTAAAAAAGAGCTTATGCAATTGGAGTTTCAAATGAACATGCAGCTTAAGCAGATGGATGTTGAGTCTTTAAAAAATAGAGAATCACAAAAAGAGGATAGAAAAGATGAAAGAACTAAAATACAAGCCTCACAGCAAAGTGAGCTTATAGATCAAAGAAAGACAGGTGGTTCACCTAAAAAATTCGAGTCGTCAGGTAATGATATACTTGGTGGGCTTGACCTAGGTGGATTTGGTCCTAGATAATTATTAATTTATATTTTATATTATGGAAGAAGTTAAGAACGAGTACAATGATGATGGCGACATCAAGATTGACTTAAATAAACCAATTGAAAGTGAAACCCCAGAGGAAACAGCAGAAGTTACAGATGGCTCAACTGACGACACAGGAGTGGTTGGAAGCGATGAAAGTGCCAACACCACACCGGAACAAGAAGAAGTACAACCGGAAGCCGAAGCACAAGACACAGTACTAGAGGAAGTAACGGGCGAAGAGCCGGTGCAAGAAGAGGCTGAAGAGTTAGTTGAAGAGGTTGAAGAGGCCTTAGCAGAAGCAAAAGCTACGGGTGAGCCTTTACCAGAAAGCGTTAAGAAGCTAATTGACTTCATGAGCGAAACTGGTGGAACACTAGAAGATTATGTTAGCTTAAATAAAGACGTAGAGTCTTTAGATAATTTAACAGCTCTTCAAGAGTATTATAAGAAAACAAAGCCGCATTTGACGGCTGAAGAAATAAGCTTTATGATGGACGATCAATTTAGCTACGATGAAGAAGTAGATGATGAGATCGAAATAAAGCGTAAAAAACTAGCACTAAAAGAGCAAGTTGCCAGTGCAAAGGCCTACTTAGACGGGCAAAAGTCTAAATATTATGAGGAAATTAAAGCTGGTTCTAGACTAACGCCTGAGGCGCAAAAGGCTATGGACTTCTTTAATAGATACAACAAGGAGTCAGAGGAAGCTAGCAAAATAGCGGATAAAGCTAAATCTACATTTCTACAGAAGACTGATAAAGTCTTTAACGACAAGTTCAAAGGTTTTGAATATAACGTCGGAGATAAGAAGTATAGATTTAACGTGAAAAATGCTGATGAGGTTAAAAATAGCCAAAGCGACATTAACAACTTTGTCAAAAAGTTTTTGAACGAAGATAATACGATGTCAGATGCTAAAGGTTACCATAAGTCTCTATTTACAGCAATGAATCCAGACGCTGTTGCTAAGCACTTTTATGAACAAGGCCGAGCAGATGCTATCAAGGATAGTGTCGCAAAAAGTAAAAATGTAAATATGGACCCAAGGCAAAGTCATGGTGAAGTAAAGGTCGGCGGAACAAAGTTCAAAGTACTTAGCGGTGATTCTTCTAATGATTTCAAAGTTAGAATGAAAAAAAAGTAATTAACTTTAAAATTTAACAATTATGATTGATGGTGCAAGTAATTTAGTACCCGCTCCAAGTAAAGGAACTCCTTTAGCAGGCGCGTACATAGATTTTCAGACTGCGACATGGGCGCAGCAATATTTACCAGACTTAATCGAGTCTGAAGCTGAGGTTTTTGGAAACAGAACTATCTCAGGATTTTTATCTCAAGTAGGTGCTGAAGAGGCGATGAGCGCTGACCAAGTTGTTTGGTCTGAGCAAGGTCGTTTACATTTATCTTACGAAGCTACTGCTGGAGCTTCAGGAGTAATGACCGTAACAAAAGATGCTGACGGAAAAGATCAGACTACTTCAGGGCACGGTGTTAGAGTAGGTGATATGGTTTTATTAGCTACTTCTTCAGCTACGTTCAGATGTTATTGCTCTGCAATTGGAACTCAAGCTGACGCTGCTAACAATACTTTTACTCTACTTGCTTACGATAGTACAGCTACTCTTCCGACTAGTGGTACTGTTAAAGCTTTAGTTTTTGGTTCTGAATACGTTAAAGGATCTGTAGGTCGCGAAACAGTTAACGAGCCAGGATTTAAGTCTTACACTAACAACCCTATTATCATTAAAGATAAGTACCAGGTTTCAGGATCTGACGCTTCTCAAATTGGTTGGGTTGAAATTTCAGGTGAAGAAGGTCAAAGTGGGTATTTGTGGTACCTGAAAGCTGAAGGTGATACTCGTGCTCGTTTCGGCGATTACTTAGAGATGACTTTAGTTGAAGCTGAAAAGAACACTAATAGTATCGCTTCTGTTCAAACTGGCGCTGCTGGTGACCTAAAAGGTACTGAAGGTTTATTCGCTGCTATTGACGCAAGAGGTAATAAAGCTTCTGGTGTTACTGGTGTTAACGCTGCAACTGACTTGGCTGAGTTTGACGCTATTTTAGCTGAATTTGACAAGAACGGTGCTATTGAAGAAAACATGATGTTCTTGAATAGAGAGACTTCTCTAGCTATTGATGACATGTTGGCTTCTATGAATTCTTACGGTGCTGGTGGTACTTCTTACGGAGTATTCAACAACTCTGAAGATATGGCATTAAACTTAGGTTTTTCTGGATTCCGTAGAGGATCTTACGACTTTTATAAGTCTGACTGGAAATATCTAAACGATCAGTCAACTAGAGGTATTATCAACGGTATGGATACTGTAGGTGCTATCAGAGGTCTTATGATCCCTGCTGGTGTATCAACTGTATACGATCAAGGTTTAGGAAAGAACATCAAACGTCCTTTCTTACACGTTCGTTACCGTGCTTCTCAAACTGAAAGCAGAAAGTACAAAACTTGGATCACTGATTCAGTAGGTGCTGTAACTTCAGACTTAGATGCGATGACAGTTAACTATCTATCAGAAAGATGTTTAGTAGTACAAGGTGCTAACAACTTCATGATGTTTAACTAAGATTATATTAAGGTCGAGGGCTTCGGTCCTCGATCTTTTTTTTTATTAACTATTATTATATTTTATTATGGCAAAAAAGAAACAAGAAAAAGTAGTAGAGGTAGAACAACCTCAAGCTAAAGAAAAGGTGGCTGTAGAAGCTCCAAAAAAGATTGATAAAAAACCTAAGTGGGAGGTTAAAGATAGAATGTACTATCTTAAAAACAATTTAACTCCATTAAGCTACTCTATAAGAGCTGCAAACATACACTGGTTTGATGAAGAGAAAGGCTATGAAAGAGAACTTAAAAGCACTTCGAACCAAAGAACAGTTTTTGTAGACGAAATGGTTGGTGATCAAAGATTAGAGCATATTATATTTAGAGACGGATCTTTGTTCGTGCCTAAAAATAAAGTTGTATTACAAAAGCTTTTATCTTTATACCACCCGCATAGAAACGTGCTGTTTGAAGAGTACAAGCCAGTTCAAGAAGCTGCAGAAGATATTGACTTCTTAGAGATGGAAATCGAAGCTTTAACAACAGCACAGTCTTTAGACATTGACATGGCTGAAGCTATAATGCGCGTAGAGATAGGCTCTAAAGTATCAGAGTTGAGTTCTAAGGAGTTGAAAAGAGATTTACTACTATACGCTAGAAGAAATCCATCTCTGTTCTTAGAGTTAGTTAACGACGATAACGTTCAATTAAGAAACTTTGGAATCAAAGCTACTGAAATGGGTATTATTAAATTATCATCAGATCAGCGAACGTTTATGTGGGCTACTAATGATAGAAAGTTATGCACGGTTCCTTTCGACGAACACCCTTACTCTGCTTTAGCCGCCTGGTTTAAAACAGACGAAGGTATGGAGGTGTACTCTACTGTTGAAAAGAAATTAAACTAAGTGATTATTAATAGAAGTTGGGCCATCTAAAAGAGGTGGCTCAACATCTATAACAAAACATAAAGATGGCAGTAAGTATAGACACGGTATATCAAAGAGTTTTAGCAATAGCTAACAAAGAGCAAAGAGGTTACATAACACCTCAAGAGTTCAACTTATTCGCCAATCAAGCTCAGACGGAAGTATTTGAGCAATATTTTTATGATTTAAGCCAGTTTCAAAGAGCTCATGGAAACAGCACTGAATACGCTGATATTATAAGAATAATAGAAGACAAAATATCAAACTTTGAGTTTACAGGTAGATCTCAAGCTTTAGCTTTAGACTCGCCTGGCTATTTAGCTACATACGACCCTAATGTTATTACAAACGGAGCTTTTGATTCCAATGTAGCGTCTTGGACGTTTAGCGGAAACGGCACTCAATCTTTTGACACGGTTAATCAATCGCTAAAGTTAACAAACAACGCGGCCGGCGACGATATGCTCAGCTCTCAAGTTGTTGCAACTACTCCTGGCGCCCTTTACAAGGTTAAATGCTACATAAACGCAGGATCTTTAAACACTAGCGGAGCTAACTCTGCGGCTAGAGCGTATTTCACCTTTGGCACTTCCACAAGTCAACTAATTGCACCAGGATTTTTGTCTACTATAGAAAAGCATTTTACAGCAACTTCCTCTACAACAACCATATCTCTGAAAGTTAACGCCGTTGGTAACACAAGCGACTTTGCTCTTTTTGATAACGTTGAAGTAAGAAAAGCGAACAGTAGATCTGTTAACCTGATTAGCTCTACTCCTGAAGGAATTTATAGATTAGGTACTATTATGCACCACGACATAGCTTCTGACAAGTTTATAGACTTAGATTTAGTCTCAGCTAAAGACATGGTTCACGTGTACTCATCGCCTTTAACTAGACCCACCGCATCTAGACCAGCTTACGTTAAGGGCTCTGGAAACAAAATATCAATATATCCATCTTCTATTAACACTTCTGACTTATACTATAACTACGTAGCTAAGCCAAAAAAGTGCAACTGGGGTTATAATATATTGAACGAAAAAGCTATGTATGATAGCGCAAAAAGTGTAAACTTTGATCTACATGAGTCAGAGCAATCTAATTTAATAAATAAAATACTAGAACTAGCCGGTATATCTATGCAAAGACCTGATCTTCAGCAAAGTGCTTCAGCTAGAGACAATAAAGAAATACAACAGCAAAAATCATAATAAATGGGACTGATAAACGAAACTGGTAGTGCGTATTATTCTGGTAGCAACTTAGGTGGTTATCAGTTTACATCTTTAGGTGATATTATAAGCCAATTTATTATTGCTTACGTAGGTGAAGACAAGTTAATTTCTAAGATTAAAAAAACAGATGTAGTTTTCCATGCTCAAAGAGTGCTTCAAGAGCTTAGCTTCGATACCTTTAAGTCTACAAAAGCATACGAGATACAAGTGCCTCAAACATTACAAATGGCTCTTCCGCAAGACTACGTTAATTACGTAAAGTTAACTTGGGTCGACGCCTCAGGTATAGAGCATGTTATATACCCAGCTGCAAAATCTAGCAATCCTAGAAAAATAACTCAAGACTCTTCTGGAGATTATACCTTTAGTGGTGAAGAAATACAGACTTCAGACTCTGACACTTGGAGTAAGTTTAAGTCCGCAACTTTAGCCGAAGACAGTCTTCACGATCATGATTATGA